TTTCATCTTAGCATTTTGTGCATCCGATGTCAAACCGGGATTTGACGATAAAACGTCGAGCAGCGTGGTGATGCTCTGGGCAAACGGTGGGAACAGACGTTCCGGATTCTGAGTGGACAGCTCGGCCACCTTTTCGGCGGTGATGAACCCCGGAGAGGTCATCTCGCCATCAGTGCACCGGATGCTTCCGTCAAAATCCGTGCAGAGGAACACATGGGACGGGCAGTACGGCGGTTTCAGGTCGCTCAGGAAGGCTACCGGCATGAGGTCTTTCGGCGTGATGCCGAACTCCTCCTGCGTTTCGCGGATGGCGGCATCTTCCGGGGACTCCCCCGCCTCGATATGACCACCCGGTCCGCCAACAGAGCCGCCCTTCAGGCGAGTGCCACAGAGAAACCGGCCATCCTGCACAACGAGAACGCCGACACCACGGTCAGCGTCGGCGGCATCGGTATTGGTGGTCGGCGGAGTGGCCGTAGGTGCTACGGTAGCGCTCTGTTCCTCGCCGCCCGGAGCCTGCCCCTGCTCAATGTTCTTCTGGGCGGCTTCCACGTCGCTCATGGTGCTCGGCTCAGTTCCCAGCAACGACTGCAACAGATCATCCTCGTCATCCTCGGAGATGATGTCTTCGACATCAAACTCCTCATCGGACGCAAGGCGGCGGCGCACCTCGGTGGGGTCGAGCGCCTGCATATCGACGTATGCCTGCGCAGTCTGGGCTTTGACCAGTGCGGTCTGGGCCTTAGTCTGGTCAACCGTGGCCTGTTCCGTATCACTCAGGCTCCACAGCGGGTTGAACTCCAGCTTATAGTCGGGTTCCTCCGTCACGTCACCAGAGGCGATGCCCGCCCGGAACACAATGTCCAGCAGTGTGCGGAGGTTACGCTTCAGCATCAAGCGCTGAATCTTCTCCACAAAGTTGTAATAGCTCTCGAAGTCACTGTCGCCGGTGGCGTTCATGCCGGCCGGTGAACGGCCAAACAGAATCGTCTGGGGGATGTTCGTCAGCGCGGACAGCATATTGCAGGTCGCGTCGATGACATCCTTGACACCGGAAAACTGGAACGTCTTGAAGTCGTACTGCTCTCCCTCGGAGTCAATGGCGATGCTGTTCAGCAGACCACGGGAAGTGTCTACAAGCTGTAGGCGCTTCAGCACTTGGTTCTCGCCGTCATCCGTGGTCAGCAGAGAAGCAAGACCCTTCATGCTGTAGATAGCCTGCACGCTCCGCTCCAGCAGCTTCACGCTGTCGGTGTGGGCTGTTACGGTTTCCCGCAGCGCCCGGCGAATGCGGACGTATTCAGGCATACCCCAAAACAGGTAGGTTGCATTGGAGGTCTGCTCCGGCAGAACGCCGTTGCGGAACACCAGACATCGGCTCTCATGGACCTTGAAGGAACCGTAGATGCTGGAAACATAGTAATATTCCGGCTGTCCGAACTTGGACACCCGGTTCCCAACGCCCTTCCCGCCGTAGTCCTGCTGGTACAGGCTGGCGTAGTCAGGCTGCACGATGGAGCGCTCATAGACGCGCAGCTCATCAATGCTGCGGATATGTTCCCAGTCAACAGGCTCCTCCAGCCCGCGCCCATCGTCAATCAGCATGACGATAAGAGCGCCGCCGTAGAGTCGCGCCCACTTGATGGCGGTGGCGGCCTTCTCCTCCCATTCGAGATCATCCAGAGCATCTTCCACAAAGGCATTCACCTCATCGCTTTTCAGGTTCAGGTCGAAGCCATGTTTCAGCGCTTCCTCGGCAGGCGTATCAATGATTTTGGAGAACAGACCGTTTCCCTCATACAGCCCAGTGAGCTGCATATCAGGAATGACCGGCTCCCGCTCAAACTTGTACGCCTCGGAGTTATCCTGCTTGGTTCCGTACTTGTTCAGGAGGTTCACATAGCCATCCTCACGATGCGGACGCACAGCGCCGTTCTTTCGCCGCAGGATTTCGCGTCCCCGCTCATTTAAGCGCCGACGTTCGGCCTCATCTTCAGGTATGTGCATTGCGCTCCCTCCTTCCTGTTAAAACTCAATGCGTCCATCGGCCTCATTCCAGATACCGCTGGACACGACAACATCTGTCAGGGTGTTAAAGGTGACGTAGTACGGATTGCCGGTAACATCGGCGCTGAGAATCAGCTCCAGCAGCTTCACGCGGGCCAGCAGATCATTGATGTTGGACTCATGACCGTTGAGCAGTTCCTTCAGCATCGTCCAGAACAGCAAAAGGTTCCCGCTTCCCAGATACTTTTCGGCAGGCGAGATCATGCTGCTGTAGATGCTCTTGATGATGCTATCATCAGCCTTTTCCACTGTTTTCTGCTGAACATAGCCTGTGAGATCGACCTCGGCAGAGCCAACGATCTCAAAGATGCCGTGGATGAGCTTGTACGCTCTGTACTGCTTCCCAGCTTCACTGTTGTTCTTACGAAGGAAATAAATGGTGTCAGCGTTGGCCTCACTGGGCGCAGGGAGAGCATCGACAGGGACGGCTTTCAGATGCCCGGCCCCGTTGACCTTTTCCTGAACTTCATCCGCCGTAGCATAGCCGGAGTCGTTCTCCAGCGCAGAGGTCTTGGTCGGAACCTCGATGTTCACGACTTTGTTGTCAGGAGGGATAGCCTGCCCATTCCTCTGGACGCTAACGATGACGTTTTCTTCCGCATTGGCAGGAGCATGAGCCGACTGTACATGATCTTCGCAGGTCTTCAGTGAATCGTTGATGTCCTTGATGATGTCTTCCATCGCAGAAGACAACGCTGCAATCTGTTCTGCCGTGTAACCCTTTGCCTTCAGAGAAGCAAGCCTAAGCGCTTCAAGCGTGTTGAGTTTGTCGCTCATGTTCGCTTTCCTTTCCAAAAACAACAGCGGCAGGAGTCCATTCCCCTGCCGCTGCATTCTTACTTATGGGTTATCAGGCGGTTGCGCCAAAGACCTCGGTCAGCATCTCAGTGACCTCAGCGTCGGTGGCGATAGTAACGACTGCGGTCTCCACGCCATTGATCTTAATATTGCCTTCGGTGGTGCTGGCCTCGACCTTGGTAGCGCCCTCAGCAATACCTTCAACCTTGGTGGAGGTGGCGTCCCACTTTTCCTTATCGCCGGTAGCGATCTTGTCCAGCTCGGCCGCATTGGCGTGAGAGTGCTTCTTGCTGACGGCATCCTTGATGTTGGCGTTGGTCTGGTCGTAGGTGTCCAGCAGTGCCTTGTTGGCGTGCTCATGGGCCTTGTTCAGGGCGGTCTGCACCTCGGTCTCCAGCTTTGCCTTAGTGATTGCGCCGTCGGTGATAGATGCGGTGACCTTATGAGTCTGCTCATCAATGGCGATGACAACCATATCACCCGCAGCAGAGCCGGAGGTAACGTACTCGATCAGGCCGCCGACATCAATGTACAGGGTGTCGTTGGTGGCATTTGCCAGAACCAGCTTGATATAAGTGCCTTTGGGCTGGCCGGTGGGGTTGGTCACAACAGAGCCAGACTTAACCACCATATCCTTCGGAATGTTGATAGCCGCGCCAACGGCAACGCCATCCTTCATGAGCTGGTAGACAGCAGCATAGTCGCCGGACTTCTCAGACTTCTCCACAGTGTAGCCGGGAACCTTGATGTCCACAGCCTTATCCTCGATGTTCTGCACCACGCCGTTGACCTTAATGGTCTCCAGCACGTTGGCCTGTGCGCCAGCATCTTCCAGAGCCTTAACACGAGTAGCAACAGCGTCGCTCTCGGCCTTAGCTTTCTGTGCGAGCTGCTTCAGGTGCTTCAGGCGGGCCAGCTTTTCCTCATTGTATGCCATATCGTTATTCCTCCATATCTTTATCAGGCGTTATCGGTGGAAAATACTTCACTCAGCATTTCGCTCACCTCAGAATCGGTTGCGATGTCAACCGCCGCAGCGCCCAGCGGGGCGAGATCACCGGCGGCGTTCTGGATGGTGTACGAGGTGGCAACCCCGTCCACGACCACGGAGAGGACCTGACCGATGTAGGCGGTCGGGTTCGTCTTCGCATAGTTCTGCGCGTCAGCCATAGACGGCCACACGCAGGTAGGGTCAAGAGAAAAAGCGTCCTGACGCTTCATGCTCAGGGGGAACTCCATGTTGGAGTAGGTCTTTGCGGTATTGTTCACAGCCATGTTCAGTTCCTCCCCTCTTAGCCCAGCGTTACCTTGAGGACTGCGGCGTTGCCATAAGCAACGGCAGGCTCAAAGACCCAGACGTTATAGTCCTTCGCGGTATAGCCATTTGCGCCCTCAACAGGGACGGTGGACTTCACAAAGGTGCTGGTGACATCTGCGTTCATGGCGGTTTCATTGATGACCTTGGTGACGCCCTTTGCGGTAGCAATGCAGGCGATGACGACACGCTGCGTACCGGCAGGAACATTCAGGGTCAGCGTACCGGCGGCGTATGCCTTGCCGGTTTTACCCAGTGCGCGGATGGCCGCACTGTCCAGAGCAGGCTTGCCGGTAGACGTGCCATAAAACACATTACGGAACGGGGTGTAGGCTCCGGTGTCCTTGGTCTTAGTGCCGGCCGCAATGGCTACGACAGGGCTGGATGCCGCGCCGAGGTTGTCCTTTGCGGTCACACCTGCGCCGTGGGTGGCGGTGACGCGGTACTTCAGGCTGGACACGGCATTATCGCCGCCTGCATCGCCGATGATGAAGCCCGCGCCGCCGTTGTTATCAGAGCCAGCGGTCAGGGATGCAGCGGCCACAGACACGACCTGCGCAGTGGCCGCATTGGTAATGCGATCGACCTTCCAGTTGGTAGCGGTAACGCCGGTGGCCGGGCCGTACTGATAGGAGCCTGCATTCAGGGATGCAGCAGAGTAGGCCGCAGAAGCTACCTTGGTGCCAGCCTCAACTGCACCAGCACCGGTCAGGGTAAACGTACCGATGGACGGCTGGGCGGTGATGCTGGGCTGGAGCCGCTTGCTGAAAATCTCGGTCAGGGCATCCATGACGCTCTTGCCTTTGGTGGAGAAAGTGGCCGTGCCGTTCTGGCTCTTGGTCAGGTTGCCGACCTGCGTATAGCCACCGGCCAGCGTGATGTTCTCGCGCAGGATGACCTTATCGGCATCGACATTGCCGGTCATCGCCACCCACGCCTTGCCGTCGTAGAAGTAGGCGGACTTCTCGTAGGTAGAGTTGCCAACGGTGGTCGTGACCACGAAGACATCGCCCTTCTTGACGGCCACGTCGGTGTGCGCCTTGAAATACGCGGCGATAACCGAATCATCGGATGCAGACAGGTCTTCCTTCGTGCCTGCATACACCGTGCCGCCAATGCCGCCAGAAACGGCATTCAGCTGTTCGATGGTCGCGTAGTTGCTCAGGTCAACGGTGGTATCATCCAGACGGACGACTTCCTCACCGACCTTAGCGTAAATGTCGTAGTACCCGGTGGCAGCATTCATCACCAGATACAGCACATTATCCTGCGCCTCATCGTTGGAAGGAACCTTCTCAACTTTCTCGAAGCGTGCATGAGCAGACTTTGCAATGGCGGTGGCGATGGCACTGTTGATTGCCTCGGCCGTCATACTGTCTGCTGCATCCATCTTTCCGTCAATAACGGACTTCAGAGCAGCCGAGAGGTCAGCTTCCGAGATTTCGCTCTTTTTGGCGAGGGAACCAAGTTCGGATGCCAGCGTGTACTTCGCCAGCTCCTGCTTGACTCTCTCCGCCTGCACCTGTAACTGAGCGAGGGTTACAAGTTTGCTTGCGGATACGGGCATTTGCATACCTCCAAAATTTATTTCACAGCAGCTTCCATGCCGCTATGACAAGTTAAGGCCCTCTTTCGAGGGCGAGAGGACATCAGCCAAATACTTTGTTGAGCATATCGGCTACGTCCTTATCGGTGGCAATATCGTCCTCGCTGACGTTCTTGTCATTGGAGTCCGAGCCACCGGGGTCTGGTTTGGGAGCTTCCGGTTTGCCGAACACAGTGTCCAGCATATCTTCGACTTCTTCGTCCTTTGCGACTTTCCCGTCGGCGACCTGACCTTGTGCCAAATATCGCAGCAGGTCACAATCGCCGCCATCGCCGCACTTCTGAACGGTGATAGCCTGCATGATGTCCCACTTCTGCGTAGTTTTCTTCTGGCCGTCCAGCCCGAAACCGACCACGGAAACGTAGAGCTTGCCGGGCTTCAGCACATCCTTCGGGATGTAGAACGCCTCATCGGCAAACTGCACCGGGACGGGCTTGGGACAAGCGCTGCTCGTGAAGACGACGATCTTGTCCAGTTCATCCCACGAGCTGTCAAATTTGAACGCGGCCTGCACAATGTCTACGCTGCCTGCGACGAGCTGGCCTTTCAGGTCATGGGTGATTTTCTGGTCATTGACCGAGAAAATAATCAGCATTGTATTCACCTCTTTTCTTACGTTATCAGCGAACGAATATCAAACGTGTTGTCGTTGTAGTAGGCGTTCGCCTGCGAATAGCAGTCAACTTGGTCATCGTGCGCACCGCTTGGGAACGCGGCCATTTCTTCCACAAAGTCCATCACCCACGGGCAGGCAGATGCCGCTGGGATGTAGACGTTCCCAGCTTCAGCCACAGCGGTGGTCGCATGGGCGCGGACCACCTTGCCGCCAAACGGCTCCACCGGGATGATTCCGGGGATTTCTTTCTTCAGAACGTCGATGACCGCCGTGCCGTTGGCCTTGTCCTCAACCAGCTTTCTGGTGGTCTGGGGCCACTTGGAGGAAAGCCCGCGCATGGCATCCAGCGTTTCCGTGAAGCTCATGCGGCCACGCACCTGATCGAGCAGATAGCGGTCTGCACCTTTCCTTGCCCAGACCTGTCCAACAACGAAGTCTGAACCGTCCTTGTCCTTGAAGGTGCAGTCCCACGACTGGATGAAGTCATGCAGGCCGGACGGCAGCGCCGCCCAGCGTTTCCACCACTCTCTCTTGAACATACCGCCGGAGCTTGGTGTGGGGGTCTGCATATACAGAGAAGACCATGCGTATGTACCGACGGTCTCTTTCTGTTGTGCAGCCCATGCTTCGTCGTAGCCGCCCGCAGGCCACAGCGCCTCGCCTAGCTCACGGCCCAGAGGGTCGGTAGCCGGGTCTTCGCAAACGGCCGGGAGCGAGATAATGTCCCAGTCCTCAACCTTGCCGTACTCCGGGTTCAGGAGCCGGGCGGCAAGGTCGTCTTCGTGCCAGCGGGTAAGGATGATGATAACAGCGCCGCCTGCGTGCAGTCGGGTACTCACCGTAGACTGGTACTCGTCCCACAGCTTATCGCGGTAGGTGGCAGATTCAGCCTCGGCGCGGTTCTTGATGGGGTCATCGACGATAAGCAGGTCTGCGCCATAGCCGGTGATGGAGCCGCCGATACCAACGGAGATCATGCCGCCCATGCCGTTGTCGAGGTTCCAGTTCGTTTTGGTGGCCTGCACTTGGGAGATGGTATGCCCAAACAGCGCAGGACCGAACTCCTCGACCTTATCGCGGTTCCGCTTGCCAAATTGTTGAGCAAGGTCTCCGCTGTAGCTGATCTCGATGACCCGCTTTTCAGGGTTCTTGCCCAGATAGAACGAAGGGAAGGTTTCGGTCACGGTCATGGACTTGCCGTGGCGCGGCGGCATGAATATCATCAGCCGCTTGGTCTTTCCCTCCATGATGCTTTCCAGCTTCTCACACACGAGGTCAAGGTGTCTGGCTCTTTTCCACCTGCCCATGTGGACGTACTGGACATAATCGGCGTAGTGCCGTTTCGCCAGCGCAATCCGGGCATTGGAGCCGAGGTACTTGCGCTTGGCAGGCGAAACATTATTCTGCGTCGCCATCAAGGCCCTCGTCCATTTGAGCCAGACGGCGGAGTTCATCATCCGTCAGGTTATCGAACGGGGATGTCTGAACAGCTCCGTCAAGCGTAACCTTCTGGGTCTGGGAGAACTCATCCCGGCATCGGTTGTTGAGCCAGTACATCTGCGCCATCGTATCGGGGACGGCTTTCTTAGTGAGCGTTCGGACCCGCACCGGCTTCTGTTCGCCCGTCCGGGGGTCTACGTCGATGACGCTTTCCTTTTCCTGATACTCGAAGCCTACGGCACGTTCATACAGCGACCGCTTCACCTTTGCATCGGCGACTTCCTTCCCGTGCTGGCAGGCTTCATTGAACGACGGGTATGTCTGCCGCCAGCGGATGATGGTCCTACGCGAAACATGGAAGGCATCAGCAATGTCCTGATCTGTTGCGCCCTTGATAGCAAGCGACCATGCCCAGTCATCGTGGTACGCCGGATTGTACTTTAGAGGCGTAGGCATTTGCTATCACCTACTTCCCTGCCAGATAATCCGCAGCCCAGTATTCAAGGGCCTGCCACTTGTTCTTCGGGCCAATCTCGCCCTCCTTGACCATCTTGTCAAGAGCCTGTGCGATGGTGTCGGCGGCTTCCTTCGGGATAGCCGGGGAACCAAACAGGTTCGGGAGCTGCACCCACTCCTGACTCTCGTCGAAGTGCAGGTCCTCGAACAGGGATTCCGTGGCCTTAATCATCGCATGGATGGCAGCGCCGGTGTTCTTGACATTGGCGAACTGCTGATATTTCGTGATGGTTTCGATGAACTCCTCGTGCTGGTCAATATCGGCAACGCCCAGCATATCGGGGCTGAGAGAATCCAGAACCTTCACAAGCTGGTCCAAATCGCGGAGCTGGTGCGGCAGGAAGGTGAACGTGACGTTCTTCCAGTCAAACTCCACCTTCGGGGACAGCAGCTTCTCAAGCTCGGCCATAGGCTCGCCGATGATGTCCTTGCCGATGTAGCTTTCCAGCATATCATCAACATCGTCGATCATTTTGGCAATTTCCTTCAGGGTGGACTGGTCATCAAAGCCGCTGATGGCGTTGTGCGCCAACTGCTTTGCAGCCACCTGAGAGCGCCGCAGGCCGGTGGTGTCCAGAATGACAAAAAGCTCTGTCAGCACACCGCTGTCCTTTGCAGAACGGATGCGGTGGTGGCCGGAGATAATCTCGATCTTGCCGTCGATGAGTGCGCAGAACGGGAGGCTTTCAAGCTGGCCCCGCTTTTTGATGTTGTCGGTGAGCTGCTTCTGCATCTCGGTCTTCATAATGCGAGCGTTGATGTCCTGCTCACGGAAGTCGGTCAGCTTTACTTTGGCAATGACCAGACCGGAACCCATGTCGGCGACCGTTTCATACTTTACGGCTGCGCTGCTGACTTGGTTTTCTCGCGCTGTTTCTGCCATCGTTCTTCCCTCCCTAACCATTCATTCAATGCCTGTTTGGCGTTTCTATCGTACAAGGGCGACTCGTATGTGAGCCGGTAGCCCATCTTCTTATCCGGGACTTTCTTGGTCAACTCCATCAGCCCCCGCATTTCCTTGGCCTCCGGGTACTTGGTCATCTGCACCGTCTTGAGGGACTTGGCCTTTTCCTTCTCCAAATCCGTGCAGATATTCATAATCAGCGGCCTGTTCTGTGCAAGCATGGTCAGAAGCCGCCCCAGCCGGTAGGTCTTATGGGGAACGGTCATGCCGTACATGAGGAACACAGCATCGGAAACCTGCGTACCGAAGGCACCCATCGTGAGTGCCGACTTATCCAGCCCGAACACGCCTGCCAGTTTTCCGTCGATGAGGACGGCCATGTTGATAGGCGCAGACGAACCGACAAAGTTGTGCGTCCAGAGCTTTCTGTAATACTGGGCGGCGGTGCGCTCGATCTGGGTAATCTGAATCTTGCTCTTGCGGGTGATTTCATAATCACGCGGCAGGATGCTGCAATCCAGCGGCTCCAGCTTGCCCTCGTTCGGGCGGGTAATCATTTTACCCTCGGCAAGCATGGTCGCCTCATCCGGGCGGTTGGTAGTCAGGTACACGTTGATGCCGTCACGCACACCATACCGAGCAAAGACAGGATGCCCGGCAGTGAGGCCCGGGGCGTTCTCCTCGTAGCACATCAGAAGGCACTTGGCATCGTTCATCTTGTCGTACAGATCATTCAGCCCGGTCTTTGGGTCAAAGATGCCGTACTCAGGTTCTTTCCACGTCATGCGCCCGCCGGTGTCATACCACTTCTCGAATCCAGCGGCATAGGTGGGCGGATTGGCAACCACAAGGCAGTGGGGGTCATCATAGCACGTTTCAAGGTGCTTCCACATATCCAGCGGGCGGTAGCTCATCCCATGCAAGGACTGCTTGGCCCTGTCGAGCTGTGCGCGGATTTCCGCCAGATGCTCCTCCTTGCGGTATTCCAGATCGCGCATGATGCCGTAGAAGTATTCCTTCCCGGCGTTCTTCACAGTCCGCAGGTACAACTGCGCATAGAGCGCAACCGCAGGGTCAAGCAGCTCCTCATTCGTGAAGCCGTCCGCTCTGATTTCCAGCTCCTCAAGGGACTGGCCCGTGATGGCATATCCCATGATGGAGGTGAACATCGAAACGTCGCTGGCCTCGATCTCGCTGGGCTTGTACCCACACTGCGCCGCGATGTGCGACATGGCGAAAGCGCCGGCGCACGGCTCAACGAACCGGGTGTACCCCTGCTTGCGGGCGTTTTCAATCAGTGGCTTCAGGAACTTCTGCTCCTGAGCAACCAGAGTTCCGAGGAAGAACGCTCCGGGGTTCTGGAACTTTGCCATTCATATCACCGACCTTTCTTTCAAAATTGCCCCTCTGGTTTCGACTGGAGCAGTTGCTTTCCAGAGGGTGGGTTGTTTCCAAAGACGTGAACGTCTGGAAAGCCCTTGTTCGTAGGCATAAAAAATGGGAGCCATGCTGTTTCCAACATGACTCCCTCTGGTTGGTCCGCCGAGCAGGGATTGAACCGTGCGACCCCCTGATTAAGAGTCAGGTGCTCTACTTTCTGAGCTATCGGCGGGTATTACCACATTTTCATCTGGACTGCATCAGGCTCAACCGCTTTCTGCGGTTCAGGCTGTTTCGCCCACTTGTTTGGTGACGGGTCAGGCAACTCCTCGATCATTTCTCCTGTTCTCTGGAGCCACCATTCTGCGAACACCAGTCTATGACACCACTCTCCGGGTTTTCGGACATCTTCGTAGCAACAAAGCACCACGGGCTTGCCCATGTCCTCATAATGCTGGAGAATCTGAGCAATCCGCGCCGTCCCTACTCTGTCCATGTGCTGGAAGTAGGGCGGCGTGAACCGCTCCCGGTTGTATTCGTTGAACAGATAACCCGGCGGCGCGATCTCCATGATGTTGCCTGCAAGCGTATACCGAAGGGGGAACTTAGGCGCCCCCCGTGTTATCCCAACGACTGTGTAGTTCCCGGTCTTGAGTTCCGGGTTACTGTACCGGCTGGTGTAAATCATGTGCCTCGCTCCTTCCGTACAAGCCCACCAGAATCTTCACGCCCTCAGCTATCTTCTCATCGAGATCATAGCCGAGCTGCTTGTAGAATCTTCCGTGGACCATGCACTCATACGCTCTTGTCATCGTGGAGGACTGTTCCTTCGTGATGCCGAGCCTGAAGTCTTTTGCAATCCGCAAAGCCCCTTTGAAGTCACCGTCTGCAACCAGACGTCTAACTTTATCGGATTTTCGTTCCATCTGTCGTACCTCCTGACCTTTTCGGTAAGATTTTGGGCCTATCTTCATTCTAACCCTTTACCCACCGGAGTCAATCGGTTTTGCATTCGGAGCGAAAAATTTTGGCTTTACAGCTTGATACGAGGCCGGATGTGCCACTCGCGGTTTTTCCGGGGTGACACATCGGTTCACGCTTCGTATCTTACCACAGTGGTAATTGCACTGCAATAGCAACTTTTTTGCAACTTTGCCAAAATTTTAGTCCAACCATCCAAAAATCAGGGCGCTCAACTTGGAAATACCCGCCTTCTGGTCGCGGAACACGGTTGACAAATCGACGTGTTCTTCATCGGCGATCTGCTGCTGAGTCTTGGGTTCAGGGGCAATGTAGAGGTCGTAAATCGTCCGATACCGACGCATTTCCTCCGCGCGCTTGGAATGCTCACAGCGGAACTTGTAGTATTCCAGCATACGGTCGATGTGCTGCACGATGATGCGGGTGTGGGCAGCGCTCTCCTGAATGCTCCTCACCACCGGGACCCTCACCCTGCCGTCGCTCTGACTCATCAGCTCCTCCATCAACTCCTCGAAGTCATCATCCTCGGAGAGCTGGCTGGCTTCATACACGGCACTCTTACTATGCTCTACAAAGCAGTGGTAGTTCTGAAGCAGCAGCTTGGTGTTATGCAGGCGCTTATCCTTGACGGCCTTTCGGTTCCGCTCCGCTTCGTGCTGGAACTTTTCAATGGCTGTTTCCGATGCCACCCGTACGATCTCCTGCATCATTTCCGGGGGAATGGTGACGTTCTTGTCTTCCTGTGCCATGTCTAAACCTCCCATCATGGGCTTCGCCCCCTTCCCCGCCCACGGGGAAAGAGGCTTGCCCTGTTTCTTACAGCGTGTTATACGTTCTGCGCAGGAGTCCCGCTTTGTGGGTGCTCTCCCATGTGAAATTTCCGCCCACCACGTTTCCGAAGTGGCCGTAGGCGGATGTCTGTTCATAGATGGGCAGGCGCAGGTTCAGGGCATCAACTATTCCCAGCGGGGTCAGTTCAAAGCAGCGATCTACTGCATTGCAGAGCTTTTCCTCATCCACATTGGCCCCGAACGTGTCGATGCGCAGGGATACCGGGAGCGCCATGCCGATTGCATAGGCCAACTGAACCTGACACTTGTCGCACAGACCCGATGCCACGACGTTCTTTGCAATATGCCGGGCCATGTATGCTGCACTGCGGTCAACCTTTGTGGGGTCTTTGCCAGAGAATGCCCCGCCGCCGTGGGGAGCATAACCGCCATAGGTGTCCACGATGATCTTCCGCCCGGTCAAGCCGGTGTCTGCCGCAGGGCCACCCTGCACAAAACGCCCGGTAGGATTGATGTACAGGTCGTAGGTGTCGATGTCGAGCCACGGGAGGTGCTGACGGGCTTCCTGCAAAACAGGCGTGATGACATTTTCCACCAGCGGGTGCATCAGCAGAGGGAGACTCCCGTCCGTGTGCTGAGTGGAGATGACGATGGTGTCGATACGCTGGGGCTTCCCATCCCCCTCATATTCCACCGTTACCTGCGTTTTGCCATCCGGCAGGATAAAGGGGATGGTTCCATCCTTGCGGGTCCGGGAGAGCTTGTAGGCCATCTTGTGCGCAAGCATGATGGGCAGGGGCATCAGCTCCGGGGTTTCGTTGCAGGCATAGCCGAACATCATGCCCTGATCGCCTGCGCCGCCCACCGTGTCGCTGGTTCCCATTGCAATATCGGGGGACTGCTTGTGGATGAACGTCATGACCTTGCAGGTATCGGCATCAAAGCCAGATGCCCCACCGGTGTAGCCGATGTCACGCAGGACCCGCCGGGCAATGCCCTCAATATCCACATCGACCTTGCTCGTGATCTCGCCTGCAATAAACACCGTGTCGGTGGTGCAGCAGGTCTCACAGGCCACCCGGCCGTTCGGGTCAACAGCCAGCACTGCATCCAGCACCGCATCAGAGATACGGTCGCACACCTTGTCGGGATGACCCTCGGTCACAGACTCAGACGTAAACAGCTTTCTCATGCCTTTTCCTCCTCAGCATTCTTCTTGTCTTCCTGCTCGTGGTGACATACAGCAGCAGCCGCCTGCAAGAGTCTCATCAACTCATCCAGACGGACGCTCACCATAACGGGCTTTTCCCCGTGGACAGAGAACGAGACCGTTCCCCGCGTATAGCTGGCAAGCATATTGCATTCTGCCGTACCCATGCTTTCGATGCCAGCCGGTTTGCCATCGACCGCCGCAAAGGTGGTCACGGCTGCGTTCACCGTCATCTGCACTCCGTCAGGGATGCCGGACACCTGTGCAGGGACCTTTACGACATGGCCCATAAGGGGATTTTTATTTTCTTCCATGTGTTCTCCTTTCTCAGAACGGGATGTCATCATCATCGGGCAGCGGGCGGAAATCATCGTTCGTGGGTTCCGGCGCTGCCTGCGGGGTGGAGCCGCTATCTTTCTTGGACTCGCCGAAGAAGACCTGATCGCAGCGAACCTCCGTCCGCTTGCGCTTCACCCCGTTTTTCTCGTAGGTGCGTGTGGTAAGGACACCGCTTGCCTCGATACGCTTTCCCTGCTTGAAATACCGGGCGACAAACTCAGCTTTCTTTTCCCACGCCACGCAGTCGATAAAGTCCGTCTGGTCCTTAACGCCGGGCCGGTCAACCGCAACCGTGAACTCCACCACGGGCTTTCCGTTGGGAGTGGTGCGCAGTTCGGGGTCGCGTGTCAAGCGGCCGCTGATGGCAATAATGTTCATAGGGTAGCTCCTTTCATCATCGTAGTAGTCGAGTTCCAGATAGTTCTTCCCGAATGCCGCCCGGAAGTCTGCGACGCTGGCTTTGTGGGCCATCATGTACTTGATCTGCCAGAACTGCTTCAGGGCATCGGAGGTTTCCCTGCACTGGTGCGCCGCATACCGGCCGTTCCGATGGCAGCTCTCGCCGCACAGGCCCACCTTCAGGCCATACTTTTCGGACTTGTCCCGGAACGGCCCCGGGTAGACGTGGTGCTCTTCCAGCCAGCCGGTCTTTCCGCACAGAAAACAGGTTCCGTACCTCATTCGGCATCACCCTTCTGGACGTTGGGGTTTTCCGCATCCAGCAGGATGCCACCGCATTCCAGACACTCTACCACGATCTTCTCCGGCTCCTCATGGTCGCCGACCTGAACCGTGCCGAAGCCGTTGCAGGCGATCTCCTCTGCCAGATGAGGCTCCAGAATGCTGTCATCCACATGGCGGGGGTCTTCTGCGAGGTAGGCAGAACCGAGGGCGATGATGCCGTCTGCGGTCTCCGCATAGCAATGGCCTGCACTCCGGCTCACCGTCATCCGCTCTCCCACAAGGACTTTGAGGATGCCCCACTGGTCCTTGATGCCGCACTTATCGGGGTTGCGCAGGATGTAGCCCTTGTCATCGCTGATGACCGTGTAGTCAACATCCACGATGCCTTCCGGGAGCTGGGGCGGTTCCTGCTCCACAGGGGACGCAGCATTCTGGCGGCTCTTGGCCGTGTCGAAAAGCGAGGTCTGCCCATCGTCGATGTCCTTCATCACATACTCCATCAGCTCCTCATCCCACACCAGCTTGCGGTTGCCGGAGAGGTTGCCGGTCGTTTTGTCCTTGACCTTGATTTCGGTGCTGATCTCGTGGCTGAAGCTGGGCTTCATCACCTGCACGGTGTCCCCCTCCCGCGTTGCATCGAAGTTCCGTTCCGGAGCCGGGGTCAGTGCCACGCTGATTTTGCAGTTGATGGAGGCGCTGTCGCTCTGGAGCCTGTCCATCTTCTGAAGCAAGCGCTGGAGGGCGCTGTCGAAGTCCATCTTGAAGGCGTTGAAGGTGTCCGCGCTCAGGGACAGCACATACGTTTTGTCGCTCATAGTCTTTCTCCTTTACTGTTCATACGGTATATCTGAGATTTCAACGATAACACGCGGGGTGTCGGAGTAGAACTTCCGAACCAGTGCGTCTACGATCTGGGCATCATCGCGGTAGGCAATGCCGTTCAGGGCATCGCAGATGACTTTGCCGATGTTGTCGAAATCAGGCTTTCGTGTCGGGCGTATCAGGCGGTCGATCATGGCAAGGTGTTTTTTCTGGCTGGCCGACCTCGGGACGGAGAGGAACGCAAAAATCCTCACGCTCAACATGGCGTCATCAGCAAACCGAACCCCGGATTGGATTCTGTACTCGGTCTTTACGAGGTTTTCGTACAGAACCGTGTTTTCCGGGGTTCTGGCTGTCACATGGCCGCATACAGTTGAGAATTTCGGGCGTTCCTTACCTCGCGGCTCCCCGTAGATGCAGAATTGCGTCCTCATTCCCCTGCCGCCTGCTTCGGCTTGTCGTTCGGAGTGTACTCCAGATAGTATTCGTAGCTTTTCTTGCCCTGCCGGAGCTGCTTGCCCTGCCGGACGGTGTAGTCGTTCTTTACGAGGATGGCAGCTACCGTAAGCCGGTCCTCAACGCTTGCGATGATAACTTTATCCATCGTTGCCCTCCAAAAAGTTCTTCATCTCGTCAAATCTGCGGGCCGCTTCCGCCTTTCTCCACGACCGACCTGTGAACTGCATCGGGTAGCACATTTCAAAGATACGGTCATAGATGCGGGTGTAGCGGGTGTCCGCAGATTCTTTCATTTCGGTCATGCTCAGATTCGTGGTGAGGATGATGGGGAGTTTGGCTCTGTACCGGCTGTCCACAATGTCGTAGACCTTTTCCAGCGCAAAGTCTGTACTGCGTTCAGCGCCGAGATCATCAATGATGAGCAGCTTCGCCCTGTTCAGCCGGGCAATCAGGGCGCTGTCATCCTCACTGAAGCCCTGCATGGTTTCCAGCAGCTTCACAAACGAGGTCATCACCACCGGGACCCGCAGGCTCAGGAGATGGTTTGCAATGCAGGCCGCTGCGAATGTCTTTCCGGTTCCGACCCCACCGTAGAACAAAAGCCCCTGATTCTTTGCCAGCATTTCATCGAAGTGCTTCGCATACCGCAGGCAGAGCTTCAGGTTGTAGGCGTTATCCTTAGTCTGCTGGAATCCGTCAAAGCTGATGTCCCGCAGGCGTTCGTCCATGAGGCTTTGCCGCTGAAGCGTTTGCGCCGCCCGCATTTCCCGGTCCTGCATGAGCATCTGCTCTTCCTGCTTCCGCCGTTCTGCCCGGCAGCGGCAGGATACCGGCATCTTGACCCGGACTTTCTTCTTAGGGTCGAACGGAACAGCTTTCAGGTCGGGCATATTGACTTCTACCTGCCGACGGGTGTGGCAGTTCCCGCAGACGAGGAACCCTTCATCGTCGTAGTAATCACCGTTCTCCGGTTGATTTGCCGCCTGCGCCTGACGAACAGCACCTTGCAGCAGGCCGTCAAATTCACCCATTCTGCTCACCCCACTCTCTGAACGGATTATCCTTAGCCGGTGCTGCCT